AAAGCCAATTAACACAGTACGAGTACTTGACCGTAAGGCGAGAGAGTTTGCAAAAGATGGCTTTAGGGCTATGATTGGCGGGTACTTTGGTAGTGCTAATAATGGTAAGATTAATCCACTTATACACGCTGCTTTAATGATCATGGCTTCGTCGCCATTGAAATATAGCTTTGAGGACATTGCACAAATGTACAATGAGATGGAGCAATACCAACAATTTGAACGCCTTACAACCTCAGCTATAAAAGCACATTTAAACAAGCCCGCAAATAAAGCGGTGTGGTTTTATATGAGCCACGGGACGCTAGCTGGAAACGACAAACTCCAATCGCTTGCGCTGAGAGAACGCCCGTCAAAACCCGATTTAATGTGGTCGATTGATGGCACGACTACGCAATTATATTACCGTGATGCTAAAGGCAAAATCAAATCCGACCTATATATCTACTTTGTTACCGATGCTTGCACGAGTACAATAATAGGTAGTTCGGTTGCTTTTACAGAGACAACAGAACTAGTTGTAGAGGCTTTGCAGGACGCTATAATGACACATTCAAACAAACCATATCAAATACAATATGACAATGGTAGTGCCAACGTCAACACGGTTATGACAAATCTAATGAACAATTTGACACACGTTCATTTTCCATGCCAAGCATATTTGGGGCGTGCAAAATACGTGGAAAGCATAATCGGACATTTTCAGCAAAGAGTGCTACACAAATACGATGGATTTAAGGGTAGTAACATAACCTCCACATCGCTAAAATCTAAGGCAAACCCCGAGCTCTTGAAGTTTATAGAGAAGAACCCAGAAAGGTTGTTATCTCAAACAGAAGTGTTGGAGACCATAGACAAAGCAATAGTTCAGTGGAACGCGAGGGGCGAGAACCGCGACAATTACGGACGTTGGATGGGTAGCAGTAAAATGGAACTATACCAAACAGAATACGAGGGCAGAGAGAAACTAAATCGCTTTGAAAAATACAGCATATTTATGATTGATCTAATTAAGAAAAACAAAACACTGCACAAATATGGACAGCAAGGAATTAAAATCACAATCAGCGGCAAAAAGTACTATTACATCGTGCCTGACCCTGATAATTCGGGTTACGACTTTATGTTTTCACGCAACAACCTATACAAAGGGTTTAATGTGCGCATAAACTTAAATAACACAGATCACATTGAACTATATGACGAAAAGGGCGTTTTCATAGCCTCAGCAGTTGAAAAAGAAGCGTTCGCATCGTGTGTTAAAGATATGAAGCCTGGCGAAATGTCTAGAGTGCGAGATTTTGTCCAAAAACAAAAAGAGAACGGCTCCGAATACGCACGCCGCGAGTTGTACAGACAGCTCATGGTGTTGAACGAAGCGAAACTAAAAGCAACTGGAACGGACGGTTATTTCGTGCCAAATCATAACGAGGGAATTATGGAATGGGGAGCAAAAGAGAAAAACGCGTACAACACAATTGAGGGCGATATGCAAGACGAATTAAACGGTATTTCACAAACTAGCCGCTCAAATAGAAACGATATATTAACAATCTTAAACGGCTTATAACCTTAAATAAAACAAATATGAAAATCACACCAGAACTAAAACAGGAAGTTGTCACAGCCCTAGAGCGTGATATGATCCAAAGAGGGTCTAAATCGCAAGCTGAGTACTCGCGCTATATCAAACATTTATTAAATATCCCTTTCGACACCTCGGCATTTTCGACCATTAAGAAAGTGGACGGACGCAGTGCCATTAAAGACACTTCGTGGCTAAAACTAGCATATCACTTCGGGCTAATGCGTAACGATTGGCAAACAGCCCAAACAGCCACCTTTAACACTATACAAGTGGCAATGGAGCTTTGCCAAGAAAACGGAATTTGGCAAGTGCTCTGTGATCGTAATGGGATTGGCAAATCCTATGCAGCTAGGGCTTACGCAGAAGCACACAAAGACAGCGTAATATATATTGATTGCTCACAACACACAACGCTAGTGAGTTTTATTGCGGCGGTTGGTAGACAGGTAGGCGTTCCAATGAAACGGACTTACAGCGAGCAATGGGAGCTAATCACAGACACATTAATACTAATGGAAAAACCTTTGTTGGTACTAGACGAACTGGGCGATGTAGACGACAGGGTCATAACGCTTTTAAAGGGGCTTTACAACAAAGCAGACAACGGCGGCACAATGGAGCTAGGCTTTTATGGAATGGGGGCGGACAACCTCCAGCAAAGGCTTGAAAATGGCAGATTGTACAAAAAGCGTTCTTACGCTGAGTTTTGGTCACGATTTGACAACCAAACTACTGCACTAAATTTCAAGAATGACCCTCAAAGCTATTTATTAGAACTAAGAGAGGAACTGGAAGCGATAATCGATGCGAACCTACCAAAAGAGATACTGGAACAAAGAACATTTATCATTAAAAAATGTCTTCAAACTATGGGCGTTCGCTCAGTCAAAAAAGAGATAGCATTACAACTCAAAATCTATAACAAAACACAGCCGAAAAATGGACAACTACAATAAAGACCTAATGGACAAATGGCGCAAAAGAGTAATCGCCGCAATCGCTGGTTACTTTCAACGACAGGAACAATACACTGAACTCAGCTACTACGCTAGGCTCGACAAAATAAAGGGTACCGCCATGCGAATTGCAATCGTGGACGACTTTAACCAAATACCACAAAAGAAACTACAACACATATACAACGAATTTAGACGCAAATAACACGTGACAAAACAATCGAAATACAACCCCCGCAACTACTTTACAAAAGTTGCTGCTATGCAAGAAGAATACCTTGCACACGACAATAGCGGCCGCACGGAGATGTATGTATTTCGAACGTTTATCTACCCACGCTTCTACATATCGCGCTCAACGTTTTACCGATGGTTAACAATCAACCCCCGCCGTGAACTGGCAAAACTTGACCACATAGAGCGAAGACAACCATACCAACAAAATCAACTATTCTAAACCAACTTTACAACTACTTAAACACTACTAAAATGAACCTGAAAGACCTAACCACAGAACAACGCTCTGTACTAAAACAAGAACTAGCAGCGCAAGACCAAGCCGACAAAGTGGCTAAACAAAAAGAGATAGCAACCTACAAAACCCTCGCCTGTGAAGCGGTGGACGAAAATTTCCCGACCCTTGTTGACCTTGCCGCACAAATGAAAGCTAGTAAATCACAAGTCTTTGAGAACTTCGCCGCTCTACTGGAATCTAAAAGCGAATTATACAACACGAAAGGCACTCAGCAATCGCACACATTCACAAATAAGGATGTCACAAAGCGTATCAAAATCGGTTATAATATGCTAGACAAATACGACGACACCGCGGAGGTTGGTATAATCAAAGTAAAAGAGTACGTGCAGAGTTTGGCAAATAGTCCCGAAACCGAACAGCTCGTGGGAATGATTATAGGCCTACTGGCAAAAGACAGCACAGGCACACTCAAAGCGTCACGGATTGTAACGCTAAAGCAATATGCTGAAAAGAGCCAAAGCAAGGAGTTTGTGGATGGTGTGAATACCATTATCGACGCTTACAAACCCGAACGTTCTAAGATGTACATACGCGCTGAATACCGCGACACACTAGGCAAGTGGATTCCAGTTCCCAGTTCGATTACTGAGTGTTAAACACCAACCACTCCCGACAGGCAGTCACCAAAGGTTCGAGACCTTTAGCGGGAGCAAAACAATAATTAGTTATCAACTTGCGACACTTCTTCAGGGAAGCAATTGACAAGTGTTTTTTGCGCATCGTCATTATGTTTTATAAATCTCAATGCTTTATCTTTAAAGTCTGTAATCTTAAAATGTTTATTTGCAATGGAGGCTAAGCCTTTATTGTTAAACACTTGTATTGCTTTATTGTAATTATTAGTGACTATAATTTCATCCAGAATGCTTTCTTGTTCATTATACCATTTGTCGATATCAATTTCTGATATAAAGTCTTCAAAATTTGCTTTTATTTTTATTTTAAAATTACCCTTGTGTATATGTGATTCTGAAAATAAATAGTTTATTTTAGAGCTTACGAAATGTGAAATTTGTAATTCTTTTTGGGTTTTCAATAATTTAAAAATCTCTTTTTTGATTAATTCAATATCTTCATCATAATCATATTTCTTCCTAAATAAATTTAAGAAGTTTTCATTGAAAAATACATTTTCAATTTCAGCATAAGGGACTGAGTAAATCTTAGCTTTCTTCAAAATTCTTAACTGAGTCGTATCTCTATAGTCTTGGTCAATTAGTCCAATGGATTTAGAATGTACTCCCTCAATTTTATTGTATGATTTTGTGTAACTTATTACATTATCACACGAGCCAACGGGAATTACTGTTAAGTGAGGAAATAAAATTTCATAAATGGTTTTATCATAGCTATTAGTCGCTTCTCCTTCACAAAACAAAATGGTTTTTCGACTGCCAATTAATTTTAAGAACAATTCATCTGGGACAGTTGTTTCAGGAATAGGTTTAATTGTCCATTTATGCTTAGCCGAAAGGATAGAGCTAAATCGAAATGATTCTATCCATACTTTTTTAGAATTTGCTCTGCCTACTGCGAATTCTAAATCATGAGTTAGGTAAATAAATAGACAGTCGCATCTTATTTCTTCCAGCTTATTCCACAGTTGATTTGTAATTGTTTTATGTAAGTACATTTCTGGTTCATCGACTGCTATTATACTATTTTGGGGTGCTTGAATTATATGCGCAATGTTGTATAATATAACTTTTTCTCCATCGCTCATATTAAAAAGGGGGTAAGAATTAACTCCAGTGCCCTTTAATTGCAACTCAAATCCATTCTTACATTCTAATTTTCTATGTTTTATAAGTGAGTTCCATATTTCAATGGTTATGTCTAATTTGCTTTTTTTCGAATAATCAGTTTTAGCCCCTGATTTAGTTTCGGAATCTCGCTGATGAACAAGTTCATTATTTTCAGATAATAAATTATCCAAAACTGTTTTAAATGCACATCCAGCATCTTTCATAAATTGATATGGATAATTATCATTACTTACATCATAAGTTATTCGCCCATCCATAATTGCATCTTGTAGCAAATCTAAATTTACCTTTGTTTTTCGGCTGCTAAAAACCCCATCATATGTTGGTATAAGTAAAATTTTTTGGGCAGGTAAAACAACCCCAGATTTGGAAGGAATAGATTTTTTTAGAGTGTTTGCAAGAATTGTCTTTCCACTTCCATTTGCCCCTACTACTACTATATTATTATTGAAATAGCCTAAGTCTGAAAATACACCTCTGCTAGAAATTAAATTCTCCCCCTTAGTATATATATCCGATGTTGGGATTTCACTTAGCGTATAATTTTGATATACTTTCTGGACAAATCCATTTGCTGCACCGTGGTAATCATCTAAAATATCTCTAAATAAAGAGTAATAGCGCTCCGTTATGACACCATAGTTAACGTCAGTTAGTAGTGATTTTAATTCTTGCATAACAGTAGTGGTAAATACGATAAAATTTTCATTCTCGGATTTCTCTTGGCATATTTGAGTCAGATCAATAATGTCACTTATTTTATTTTCAATTTCCATTGCAAAGCTATTCGTCGTCATAATTTAATATTTATTAGATTTATAATACGTAAAGATACAACTTTTAAACCCTTAATCAAATAGGTGTAAAAAGCCACCCCTAGCATTTAAGCTAAGGGGTGGCTTTTTGTTTACATAGCTGCTACGAGCTTGTATATGTTCTCTTTTATTTTGTCTATGTCACGCACCCATTTGCATTCGTGTTCGCCCTTTTCATAAATGGGGTATGACTGCTCTTTAAATTTGGGCTCAAAATGCTTGCATAATGGGTATATATAGCGATAAGTTTTAACCTTAAATGACTTGTATCGCCCCGCAAGAAAACGCACGTTAGACAGCAAATAACCGCTCCTATTGTGCGTATTCGTCAAGTTTTGTTGGTGGGTAACCTCGCCAGTGCGCTTGTCTCGCAAAAAGATGGTCATATGGTAACCGTAATATTTAAAGTTGGCGGCCTTGTATATAGTACCGCAACCCAAACGACCATCGGCGAAACTCTGTATTGCCACAATATTAGGGTCGATTTTACGCAACATTTTAATGCTGGCAGCAATTAATATTGTTTCGGAATTTTTGCCCAAGCAGTCGTTTATCCATAGGCGGTTTAACTCGCACATCCAACCATCGGGGTTTGGGTGTGTGAATATCTTTGCATACAGCATTTTCATGTAGCCATAGGATGCCACGCCTAAACATGTATCCTCGTCCTCAACTCTGAATATTCCAAAGTTATGCACGCCAAAACCAGCGTCATTCCACTTGTGAGAGTAGTGGTTGTTTACTATTAACTCTTTTGCGATTTGTTTGGATACTGGCTTTATTAGCAGTGATCCGTTGTGGCTACTATGCTTGATAACGCATATAGCTGGTAATTGATTTGTTGGTGTTTTTGTCATTTTTTTAATTGTTTAAATTATTTGTATTATATTTGCAGTGCAAAATAGAAAGTACCCCGTTTGAGACTTAGCTCTCGGCGTTGGGGTACTTTCTGTTTTGCGACTTGATACACCAAACTATCTTAATTGATAGAGCCGAGGGCTTTTTTATGTTTATGAATTTGTGTTTAAATGCTATTTCAAAGCATTATTAATTATTGTGTGGACTGTTGTGTCAATTGAGCGGAATAACTTATCAGAAGACCCGATAAACTGACGCTTAGGCAGCGATATGTGACGCTTGCGACTGAAACTACTCACTTTGTGCGCTTCGATGTGAACCGCTGCAACTTTACGACCCTTTCGGGTGTGTGCTTTGCGTGTGTGCGCCTTTCGGGTGTGAGTAGCCACCGTTTCGCTGACCGTCTTATCCAACCCCTCATTGTGCGCCTGTGCATAAGGCAAAGAACTGCTAATTGTAATCGTGTAGCCTTTGCTAGAACCTTTAATGCTACGAGCTAGTGCACCGCTTTTTATGAGCGTTCCACGGCTGGGTTCGGTGTTACCCTTTCGCTTTGGCCATCGTTCCAGCGTTTTGTCGTGCCAGCCCTGTTCCCGAAATCGTGCCTTTGAGAAGTTCTCAGCAATTACAGCCACACGCCTAGGCAAAGTCTTAAAACCGCGGGCTAGCAGTTCCATTTTTCGGGTTACGTTATTGTTATCTGACATGGCGGCCTAGGTATTGAGGTTGTGCACTTTCTTTTCTGACGGTAAATGGCAGCGGTGAAAGTCATAATGTGATAGTCGAAAAACTCGGTTTGTGAGGGCTTTTCACCTGTGCAAATTAGGTTAGTGACGTTATCAGTTGACACGCTCTCCAGTACCTCCATAATAAGTTCATGGAATAATATCTCACCGCTAGCGGTTGCATCGCTCCAACTTTCGGAATTGGTACGAGCGGCGGTCAGTATATGGCAGTCAATCGTGATAATGCCTTGCTTTGTCCCAGCGGTGCCGGGTTGCCAATCAATACCATAATCAATAAAGAGTGCCGGGGTGACAAACTCAAAGCCCGCAGGGTTCTCAGGTTGACCGTTATATAGGTCAATGTGTCGGGGTGGTTCCAGTTCCTCGTCTATGAACATTTGGTGGTTGGCGTTTATCGTTTCAACGATTTTTAAGTATAATTTTTGCATTGGTTGTTATTTTTTTCTATATTTGTAATACTATTGTAGGCTTACGAGCCAGCAACCCCTCAGCGGATAGATTCATTTTGTGAGTGTGTCCGTTGTTGATTTTTAGGGGTCTTATCTTGTTAGGCTTGTTATTAGAGCGCCATCCTTATCAAATACAATCAAACTGTTTAGGCTTGTGTTTGCTTTAGATTTAAAAGCCCTTTGAGCCTCATTAATTACAGTTGCAGCACCTTTGTGATTAATCGTATATTTCAACACCACGTTAGGGGCTTGCTTAACTGCATCTTTGACGGTACGGCCTAAATTATTGACACTTTCTAGGCTCTTAAATTCACAAATTAGATTTCGCCCCTTGGCGGACTTTATCCACGCATCGGCGTTCTTCTTAATGTCGCGCGGTACATATTTTGGTGGGTAAAAACGTGCTTTCAGGTGCGCCTGTTTTTCGTGTATCGTGGGTAATAACTTAATGTCCTTATAACCTAATTTTATCAGGTCATTCGCCACGCTTAGGTTCTTAACCAGTTCAACGCCATCATGTGTTATATGCACCGTTATATCGCTACCATCCTCGGACTTTATCGTTGTATAGCTATTTTTAGCGGGCAAATATTCAATTGCTTTGCGAAGCTCCAACTTATCAATACCCTTGTAATATGGGTGACCCTCTGGAAATATTAAACCCGTCTTTGCGAGGTTGGTTTTAAACATGGGGTTTACATCCAACGGCGGTTTAACGTTTGGCGTTGGCTTTTCGTCTGGGTTGATTACCTGGATAGCATCACAGCGACAACGGTAACCGTTGGGCGGGTAAAAGCTATCCCAAAACACGTGCGTTTTTGCTTTAATAACTCCGTCCAACATTTTGTGTGAGTTACGCACCCGACCATCGCCAACGGTCGAATATTGTAGCATTGGCATAATGTCCGCATCACGCTCAAAATCTACCCAACGGCTCGCCATTTGACCGCTTGCAATGGCAGTGTGGCGTTCAGTGTTTAACCACGTGCGATTGTACTGGAGGTTCATTCGTTCCACCTCACGCACAAACTCAGGCTCTGAACGCAATTTGTCGCCATCCATCAGCGCGAGGGTCATATCTTTTAACTGGTTGTAATTCTTAGCGGCCGAAAATTGATATACATTATTTCTCAAATTGTGCAGCATACCCACATCGGGCGAATCGTAGGCAATATTAACCGACTTAGAACCGTAACCCTCCGTTACTTTGTCCATTAAAGCCGTGGCGGTTTGGTGTAGTAAATCAGTGTTGAATGTCTCAGTTTTACCTTCTTTGCGTAGGCGTTTGGCTATTTTTGAAACAATGGTATCAAAACCACCGTCCATAATATCGTCGCCCTGGGCAGTAATGTCAGAACCGCCACAGCACGAGCAATCAGTGTATAGTTCGTGGGGTTCAGCAGTTGCGACCGCTGAGAACTGAACCCCTAACGAAAATTTGCAGAAAAAGCCTTTGGCGCATTTGTGTCGTTTGGTGTTTGCGTGTTGTTGGTTGATGCAGGCGGTTCTTGACGTTGTTTTAGTCCTGTGATTGGCACACCGAACTTTTCCGAAATCCATTCAATAGGTACATCGCCATGTTCTAGTAGTTCATCAACAATAGCCCACAGCTCCACTAAACTAAGTTTATCGGTTGGGTCAAAACGAAACTTATCAGTTTCTGGATTTATGTTGTGACCCCAAAGCGCAAGCATTGGGATCAGTTGTTCGTTTACAGTAAACTCAATTGTGCGCCTATCATCCCCCGCAATTTTATCGTTAAGGGTTCGTTCGTGCACCTCGGACTGAGAGCGACTGGCTCCGTCGTCAGTTACCATAGTACCAGACAAGAGGGCTTTACTAATCTCTTTATTTGTGCGCTCAATTTGTTTGTCATACACCAAAAACGAATCCCCTTTGGTGAACTCTTTAATGTCGATTGTAGTCCCCTCAGGCAAAACGGCGTTCGAAGCCTCACCCATAGCACGGAGCATATCGTGCATTGCACGTATGTCAGCTGGGTTGCTTTTGTTGGTGGTTGCGGTAATTAGTGGCGAACCGAATTTGTCGGAAAACTCCGCCCACGATTGTTGTGCGTTACGTTTCCAAATCAGTTGCCCGCAAATATCCCCCATAATTCCCAGTTCGTCCTCCTCGCCTAGCTCTATGAGTGTTCGGCCTATTTCGTCAGCATATGGCACGCCCTTGTCGTCTTGCACAGATAGTAAAACCAGTTTTCGCACTGCTACAACGTTACGGCGTGGAACCAGTTTAAACTTCATATTAATCGGGTCGATCAGCTCCAAAAGAGTATAACCACGCACGGGTGTGTCCAGTGCATTTTTCATAAGGTCATAAAACCACTTTTTCTTAAAGATGTCCGTTTTCTCTTCGTTGACCTCTTTTGTGGTTTTGTCAATAATCGAAAAAGGAAATGCAAGCGTTGCCGCTTTACGCACACGCATGTCCCCAATAAAATGACCGTCCGATTTTAGGTTGTCGTAAATGTCTTGCAACATATACGGCTTGGGTGTTTCGGGATGTGTCGCCATTTCAATAGCTTCGCGCCAATTCTTAATGCCGACCCTTTGGCGGTCTTTAAATTCCTGTATTATCTGCACTGTAACGGTGCCGCCTGCTTTCTGCCCTTTCTGGGCGTTGTTTTTTGTTTTGCTTGCCATATGTGTATGAATTGTATTAAAGTCTTATTTAAACGCTATTTAAACCAGTTGAGAGGGTTTAATACTTGTGATCGTTAGGTGGGTATTTGGATGTTATAAAGCAATTACCCGAATTGCTATCATTTGACTTGCTAGGCAAATCCGAAAGACCCTCGCCCTCACCTGTTGACTTTAGCCAGTCAAGCGCATCTTGGTAGCGGTCGTTTCTTGTTTGTGGGATTTTGCCACGTTCTTTGCTCCAAATGTGATAAAGGGTAATATCTACCATTAGCATCACGATGTAATGGTTTCGGTCTTCACCTGGTGTAAATATTTTGTCCACGTCATAGCGTGCCGACAAAAACGCTTTCATTTGCGCAACGGCCATGTCCTCGGCTTTGTGTAGCTTGTGGCTAGTTTCGCTATCGTCTAGGATCGTGCGCAGCTCTTTGCGGATTTGAGCGTCGTAATCGCCCTCGGTTAAAAATCTCATATTGTTTGGTTTTATGTGTTAATGTCTAGTTTTTTAGAATCTATTTTCTGAACTACTGATAACCTCGCTACGTGGTGTTATTTGTGGAGTGAACTTTTCAACAAATGTCACACGGTTCAAATCGCTCATGGCTCCGTGCATTGCATCGGGTCCGTCATCATTTGCCTTGCTACCTTTGGCAAAAGCTAGTATTTGGTCAATAAGGATTACCAGATAAGGGTGTATCCGTTCTTTTTCGTTGAATATTACGCACATACGCTCAAAGTGACCAGCGAGCGATTCTATACGGTCGAACTTATTAGTTTTTCCACGTTTATCAGCAACCACTGGGATGTAATAGCCTCTTGTGTCGCCCTCTAAATCGAAATCATTAACGAACTCATCCATCGCAAACAACCCCTCAATCATGTAGTGAATATTAAACCTTTCGAGGTTCATTTTTTCGTAGGTGTCATATAGCCACGTAGCACATTTGGCACGTGAGCCACGCGATAAATAAGTGTGGATAACATGAAACTCACGGCCAATTTTGCCCACTAATATCATGGCTTTGTAGTCGCCAGCGTCTTTGTACGACAAATCACCATAAAACGTCAGTGCATCGTATTTGTCTAGTGGGTGCATTTGCCCATAAACAATATTATCAGCTTTGAAAACCGCGCCGTCTGCTATATGGGTGTTCATATACTCACGCATAAAAGAGCGGTGAGGTGTTGAGTTGTATTTTTTGCGCCAGAAATTCGCTGAGGTTTTGCCCGGCCAGTTTGGCGTGAAATCTTTTAAATTCTTGACTGCATCAACACGTAGGACATAATAATCGCAAGGCTCGTTTTCGAGCTTGGCGCGAGCTATCTGTGTATTGAAATAGTCTTTAAGTCGGTTTGTAATACTGTTTTTATGAAAGTTATTATTAGCAAAAACAAATCTTTCGGTTGCACCATCCGCCGCATCAAAACAGCCCCAAACGTCCTCAGTGATATATTCCACACCGTCCGCCATTAATCGGTCATTATTTATGTGGCGTTTGTTATCCACGTCGTCCACCACGATATAATCGGGGCGCATATCGTCCTCACGAGCTCCACGTGGTGAGCTACCAAATCCCAGTGCCATAAACCGCACACCGTCCACTGTTGCGAAATTACCCTCCGACCAGTCGCCCGCCTGAAACTTAACACCATAGTCATTTATTAGCCTATCGTTGTATTGCAGTTGCGCTTGGATAGCAGCTAGAAGTTTAAACGCTTTGGGTTCAGTTTGTCCGATTAAAAGCATGAAGTTTAAGTCCTCTTTGACTAGGTAGAGATATAGCGGAATACCCAAATCAATATGCACCGACTTAGCCGCCGAACGGTAAAACTCGGCTAGCGCCCTAATCGTTCGGTTGTTAATAATTGCATTGGCTAGTTTGCGGTGAAATGGTGCCGAGGGTGACTTTGCATAGTTCGGGAAATAGTATTCAAACCACGTTATATAATCTTTTTCTAGCCTAGTTTTCCGTTCTTTTTTATGGGCTGGGGTTTCGTTAATATCAACAGAAGCCGACTTTTTTATTCGCCTAATCAGGTTATCCCAGTACTGTAACAGCCTGTTATTTTTATTGTTCTTTTGGATTGTAGTGCTAGCCATCTTGTTGGATTTTGTGTTGCAGGAATAATTTGTGGTGCTCGGCCATTCTCAGGGCAAATTCATTATCAATTGAGGCTATATATGTGCAGCACTCAGATAGCACGGCAAACACTAGATCGGGGGTAATTTTCGCCGCTAGCTTATCCGCGCCAGCAAGAAGTTTTATAATGACATCGGCTTTAATTGTCGACGCCTCGCCATTGGCCACTCGTTCGGCTTCTTTGAGTAGGGTCATACGTAGGCGTGTGGGTGTGATACGCTCAAAATCCTTTTTGTCCTCCCACTTCCCCTCCTTGCGCCATGCAGATATAGTGACTTGACTAACGCCGGTAATCTCAGCGATTTGCTTTGCGGTTTGGTCTTGCGTGAGGAATAGGTTTTCGGCTATTGCTTTGAGCTTTGAATAGTCTTTCTTATCTGTTTTTGTTACTGCTTTTATTGGTGCTTTCATGGTTGTTTTAGTGTATTAAATCTGTGCAAATCTCTATTGAAATATGGACATATGCAAAAAAGTGTCCCACCCTAGGACGGTTCCTTGAAAAGCGTTTCGGGTTGGTGTAGTTTTGCCACTGGAACCAAAAATAACCAAAGAACAACCCAAAATCAACCCTAAACAAATAACACGAAAACAACATAAATATGGCAGTAATTAAGATATACGGACAACTAGCAGAGTGGTCGCAAAACAGTGCCGCAGCGATATGCTCACAAATAGAAAAGGCACCTAAAAACGAAACTATAATAATCCGTATCCATAGTGACGGCGGTAATGTGACAATCGGCAATATGATTTACAACGCTATCAAAAAAAGCACCAATCAAGTGGATGTATATATCGACGGAATGGCGGCTTCAATGGCGGCCATGTTGGCACTTGCGGCGGATAATATCTATATGGCTGAAAATGCTTTGATGATGATACACGCGCCATCAACATACAGCGCAGGTACGTTAGTCGAACACGCCAAAGTCGTAAAAACACTTACTGGTATTGAAACGCAGTTTAAAAAAATGTTAGCGGCTCGCACAGGTAAAACAATCGAAGAGGTCGCAAAGTGGATGGTTGGCGAAAACTGGTTTTCAGCACAGGAAGCCAAAGAAGCGGGGCTAATAGACGGTATCACTGACCCTATTGCTGAGGGGCTGGATGTAGAGACAGAAGACAGCACGGTGGCTGCGGTTTACGCCAAATTTTCAGCACATTTTGAGGCAAAACAGAACCCAGTAAATAATACAAATAACAATCAAACACAAAACAAAATGAACAAAGAAGAAATCATTAAACGCTATGGCCTTACATCCGTAACAGCTCAGTCGTCAGAAGAGGACATTTACACCGCTATCGACGCAAAATTCAAAACTGAAATCGATGCAAAAGACACCGCGCAAACTGAACTGGCGAACGCTAAAGGTGAGCAAATCTCGGCTATGCTAGAACCCTACAAAGCAAAACTAACAGCCAAAGAATGTGAGCAATACGAAGCCATAGGCAAAACAATGGGCTTTGATGCTTTGTCCACTATGCTAAAACCGCTTGGCACAAAAACCACATTTACGGCCTCTATTACACAGGCGAATGCAGGGGCGCAAGCTCAGGCAAACAAAACGTGGAACGACTACCAAACAAACGACCCTAGAGCCTTGGAGCGCATGAGAGCCGAAAGCCCCGATCAGTTTAATGCGCTCTACAAAGCTGAGTATGGAAGCGATGCGCCCAAAGTCTAACAATTTACAAACAACTTAAATACTATTTAAACAACAATGAAACAAAAACTAATCAAGGCGATTTTCGCCATTATCATTAATACAATTATCGGGGTGCTTTTTGCCACCATCCTTGGCTTTGACCTGTGGGCTGGTGTTGTAGCCATAAACCTGTTGGGCTTTTTGATGCCATTTGTAAAATTACCAGTGATATTGCGTGAGGGAGTTTACGTTGAAGTCTGGTGTAAAGAGATGCTTAGGCGTTCCAATCGTGCCTCCGAGGGTCAATTTCTTGACGGTGTACCAGATTATTCCAGCAAGGCAAATAATGATATTATCCACCTTACGGATGTGTCGGGAAAAATTGACATAAAAATTAACAACACATCCTATCCGCTAATTCCACAAACGCTAGATGATGCAGACATTCCAATTTCGCTCGACAAAATCGAAACCGTGCCAACCTCTGTAACCTCTGACGAACTGCACGCAATCTCATACGATAAAATGGGCGTTGTCAATGAAGAACACGGTATTGCAATCACTGAGGGTCGCCTAGACAAAGCGATTCACGCATTCGCACCAACGAAACACACCACAGCGACCCCAGTGCTTCTAACAACTGGTGATCTGGTGGACGGACGCAGAAGACTGCAACGCACTGACCTTGTTGCACTACGCAGGGCAATGGATAGCGCAGGATTTGCAAAAGCTGGACGCCGTCTAGTGCTATGTTCTGACCACGTGAACGATTTGCTAGAATGTGACCAAAAATTCCAAAACCAATACCACGATTATAGCACTGGTGCAATATTTAAAATGTATGGCTTTGAGATCATGGAATATTCTAACAATCCAAAATACACACCAGCAACCAAAACCAAAAAAGCGTTCGGAGCGGCTGAAATCGTGGGCGATGTAGAAGCGTCAGTTTGCTTTATTGTGCGCCGTATGTTTAAGGCTATCGGTTCAATGAAAATGTCGTATTCTAAAGAAGAAAACGACCCACTGAACAAACGAAACCTAGTCAGCTTTACCAATCGCTTTGTGGCTTTACCGCTAAAAGAAGCGCAGTCAGTAGCGGCAATTATTAGCGCAAACGCATAACCACTCATGAAAGAAAATGCTATAAAACTTGCGCTAGCGGTGCTAACGTATTTCGCACCACTTTACGAGATTTTCGTGCTAATGATGCTTTTTGTACTGGTCGACCTAGTGAGCGGGATTGTAGCTTCTTCACGCAAAAAAATTCCACGATCATCACGCAGATTACGCAAATCACTTGAAAAAACCCTGTGCTACCTAGGAGCCGTTATGCTTGCTTATGCAGCAGAACAGGCGTTCAAAGTAGACTGGTTTATTGCTCACAGAGCTATTGCAGCGTTTATCTGTGTAGTGGAATTTATCTCAATACTGGAAAACTTCGCGGTCATAACCGAACGCCCTGTATTCCTTAAACTCATCACACTAATAAGGGGCAAAGCCTCAAATGCCGATTCCCTGGTGGGTGATATATTAAACGAAAAAAACGAACCCAAAAACTCACATAAAACAAAACTATAACCATGTCAAAAACAGAAGAACAAAAGGCAGCTGAAAAAGAAGCTAGAGAACTAGCTAAACAGGAAAAAGCCGAAAAACTCGCTACTGAAAAGGGGGCTAGACGACTTGAAACTGAGAAAATCGAAGAAGCCAAGCGTGTGGAACTTGAAAAACAAGAAGCAGCGAAAGTAACCGCTGAAAAAGCCGAAAAACTCGCTGCTGAAAAAGAAGCTAATCGCATCAAGCTGGCGCAGGCCATCGGCAAAGCGTTGACGCAAGAAAAAGCTAAATCTACTGAACCCAGCAAAGAACACGAAAAACTATTGGCTCAGTACATCGGGCTTTATCCGTCAAACAAAACATTTTACATCACCAGCGACAAACAGGTGTTTCTAACTGACGCTTTGAACTTTGCAGAAGCACACCAACGCACACTAAAAAAAGGCGAATTACAAACAATTAACATAAAATAACAATGGGAAAATTACCAAATGTAAACATAACACTGGGCAACGGCTCGCTAGGGCGAGTAGCAAAAAGGGACGACAGTGTCGTTGGGCTAATCCTTACAGGGACAGCCATAGCGGGCAAAATGGAGCTAAACAAACCATATGTAATATCATCAACTAGCGGCCTTAATGATCTTGGCGTTACCGCTGAAAACAACAAACTCGTAGACAAAGATGTCAAAGCATTTTATACCACAGCGGGCGAGGGTGCAGAACTGCACCTAATCGTTACAAGCGAAGCAACAGCACTAACGCAAATATGTGCCACTGAATCCACCTCGCCACTATCAAAACTTATTGAATCGGCGGCGGGTCGCATACGAATCGTTGGAGTGAACAAAATTGCTCCAGTCAGCTATGAACCCGATTTGACACAAGGAATTGATAGCGATGCAATCACAGCAATGCAAGCGGCGCACAATACCGCAACCAGTTTTTCGGCTCGTCCTTATCCTTTCAGGATATTGCTACCAGCTCCAAAATGGAACGGTGAAACTGACGCGCTATTCAAACCCTCGGAGGCTTCGTGTAATCGTGTGGCGATGGTGCTAGCATCAGATGACAAAGGCGAAACCGCCGCAATCGGACAGGTTCTAGGGCGCGCTGCTTCACTCGAACCACACCAATCCTTAGGGCGTGTACTTTCGGGACAAATCACCGCCGTTGGTCACTTTACCGATGGCAGCACAATGACCGAAAAAGCATCGCTAGGCGATATTTTGCACGATGCAGGGTTTATCTTTTACCGCTCATTTACAACTCGCAACGGTTGTTATCTCAACGGTTCGCCAATGTGCGCTCCTGTTACGGATGATTATAGCACCTTGGAACTAGGGCGTGTAATCGACAAAGCAATTATACAAACTTATGCGGCCTACATCTCGCAAATACAGGACAATGTGGACGTGGATACCAACGGACAGCTAGACGCTGGCGTGTGCGCTTCGTACGAAAGTATGTTGGAAAATGCGCTGAACATATCAATGTCGGGGCAAATTAGCTCAGTCACGGTCTTTATAGACCCTAAACAAAACATCCTTTCAAGTGGTGCCATGAATGTAGTAGTTAAGATTATCCCTAAAGGTGTTCTTAGTGCTATAAACGTAGATCTCTCATTTTCTAACCCCGCAAACAACTAAAAAACAAAATGAATCCAATACTAATTATTAATGGTAAAGAGTATGGCTGGGGCAATATAAAAGTATTGCTCTTTGGTCAACAAGTCACCAGAATTACAAAAATATCGTATAAGACCTCCAAAGAGAAAATAGCTCTCTATGGAGCTGGTAGCAAACCGCACTCAATGCAACATGGGAGGCGTGCGAGCGAGGGGTCACTTGAATTCGCTTTTAGTGAGTTAATAGCACTCAACACAGCAGCGCAAGCGGCGGGATATACTGATATTCTTGACGTTGAACTTGATATAATAGTTACCTATATGCTTGACGGTATTGTCAAAATTGACACTATCAAATACGCATCATTTAAAGAAATTCCAACCGATGTGTCAGAAGGCGACACAAGCATAAAATGCACTATGCCTTTCACTTGCCTAGACATTATTTACAAATAAGACTCAAAGGGGGGTCAAAGACCCCTTTTAATTGCCTAGCAACTTTCAAAATAAATAACATTAAAAACACTACAAAAATGAAAAACGAAAATACAACAATCACACAAGAGCAAATTAACAAATGGAAAGCAGAACACGGCGACGTATTTGTCGTTGAATGTGAAGACAAAAAATGCTATTTAAAGAAACCAACTCGCCAAGTTTTATCCGCCGCCACAACTATTGGCGCAACTGACCCAATGGGCTATATGGAAATGATGTTGAAAAATTGCTGGATTGCTGGTGATATGGAAATGCAGACCAACGACGACTACTTTTTGGGCGTTTCTCGTGTACTTAACAAATTGATGGAAGTCAAAAAAGCAAGTATAAAAAAGCTCTAGCCCAGCAGTTCAGCAACGACAACAGGCGTGAGATATTGGTGCAAGACCGATTTATTGAGTTGTGCGATGCACTAATTCTCACGCATTTAAGAATTGACCCTAAACACTTAACCGACCAAGAGTGGGTCGCCCAGACCGTAATGGCACTGTGGGTTGAACAAAGAGCCATATACAAACAATCTCAGATGATTGCCATATTATTTTCGGGCTAATCAAATCAATAACAACACCTTTCACAACAAACAAAACCTATGACTGGCACAAACTATACAATAAACATCGTTGGAGATTTCTTGAGTAAAATCAAGGAGTTTCAGACTAGCATGATTAAAGTTCAAACTAGCACTAATAACGTTGTTAAGGGCATTAGTCAGTCACTGCAAAAGATACAAGGACAACTTAGCGCAGTTAATTTCAATGCTATGATTGACGGGGCTAGAAATGTAGCGGATTTGGTTAGTGATATTTCAATGCCGGGCATAAATTTTGAAACCTCGGTGGCTGATTTGTCGGCAATCACGGGGATAGTTGGAACAGAACTGGACGGACTTTCGGAACGAGCTAGAGAGGTTGGTATATCGTCGGGGCTTGGTGCTAGGGGTTCTGTTGAGGCCTACAAATTACTAGCCTCTCAAATTGAGGTTAGTAAAATAGGAATCATTGGGCTAAACACACTTCACGGCGACACTATTACACTTGCACAGGCTTCGGGGATTGAGATGTCAGCGGCTGCAAACGCAATGGCTGGTACTATAAATCAGTTTGGACTGCAAGCGAGCGAATCCAGTAGAGTCATCAACGTTTTGGCGGCGGGTTCTAAATACGGAGCCGCTGAGATTCCCGAACTAGCCCAGTCTTTCAAAGTTGTTGGAGCGGCCGCAAATGCGGCTGGGCTAAATATTGAACAAACGGCGGGAGCAATTGAAGTGCTTTCAAAAAATAATCTGAAAGGTGCCGAGGCTGGTACATCGCTTCGTAATATCATTTTGAAAATGCAAACGCAATTAGGCGTTGACTTTTCAAAAACTAGCCTTTCGACCGCACTTGACAGCCTGAAACCTAAGCTAAAAGATGCTTCGTATTTGTCGAAACTATTTGGAATGGAAAGCATTGCAGCGGCTCAGTTCCTAATTGCAAATGCAGGCGCCGTTGAGGAGATGACACAGAAAGTCACAGGCACAAACGTAGCACAAGAACAAGCTGCTATCAACACTAGCACCGTGGCGTTTAAGATGTCACAATGGCGTGCGCAAATTGATGACGTGAAAATTGGGCTTTTCGGGATAATGGGAAGTGCGGCGGGGTTTATTACCGTAATGGGCGAACAGGCAGTTATGGTGGCGCAAATGTTACCACTATTGCAAAAACTAGGTAGCGGGATGTTATGGCTCACAAAAGTTCAGAATTTGCAGAAAATCGCAACTGCTGGACTGACCGCCGTAAAAGGAATTTGGACAGGAGTTCAATGGGCGTTAAACGCCGCTCTTTGGGCTTGTCCTTTGACTTGGATAATCGCTGGTATAACTGCACTTGTGGCGGCGATTGTCTACTGTGTTACTTGTGTGGAGGGTTGGGGTAAACAATGGGATAACGTTATCCTGTTTGCCAAAAACTGCTGGGAGCTATTTGTGTCTATGATTAAATTTGAATGGAACTCGGTTGTTAATGCTTTTATGATTGGGATTGACTATATAAAAATTGGTTGGTACAAATTCAAGGAGGCGTTAGGAATTGGAGATGGTTCAGAAAATCGGTCTGCACTACAAAAAATCAACTCCGATATTGAAGCTCGACAACAAGCAATTGCTCAGGGCGCAAAAAACATAAAAGCATTACAAGAGAAAACAGCAAACTCGCTGGAATGGAAACTGAGTGTCAAAAAAGATGCAACTGAAAAAGAGGGCAAAGTAGGTGCTAAGACTGGATTAGCTAGCATCGTTGGAGGTGGACAGCCACCAATAATTCCAGAACTGCCAAAGCTACCTTTCACGCTACCAACTGGCGCAAACAGTGCAATTAAGAATGTAGCTAACGATGTTGTCGATCTAAATAAGATCACCCCTAATATTAAAGGCACAGGCGACTATGGCGCAATCGTTGCGAGCCTTAACAGTATCAAAATGCCAAAAGTCGAACCACTAGTAGTGCCAAAACCGATAGCAACACCGCCGAGACCAGTATTACCGCTAGTGCCAAAACCACTAGCAGCACCAGCGAAACCAGTATTACCATTGGCACCGAAACCGCCAATAGTGCCGATTAGACCAACGCAGACAGCGCCAAAGCTACCTACATGGAAACCGCTAGTAATACAGCCACAATTACCTACGTGGAAACCTCTAGTAGCACCAACGCAATCTGTATTACCGCTAGTACCAAAACCATTAGTAGTGCAAACTAAACCAGTACCGAAACCATTAGTAGTACAGCCAAAGTTACCAGCATGGAAACCGCTAGTAGCACCAACTAAACCAATATTGCCGCTAGTACCGAAACCATTAGTAGTACAGCCAAAGCAA